GGCGATTACCTGCACGGCGTTGAACAGTTTTTCCTAGATGACCCAAACCGCCCGATTGTCATTCTCGCGGCGTCCACTATCGGCCTGGTTGCTACGGCAGACGATGCCGACGCGGCCACGTTCCCCCTGGGGGTTCCTGTGCTGTGCAACAGTGACAAGCTGATTGCGAAAGCGGGCACCACAGGCACCCTGCGCAATGCACTGAAAGACATCTACCGCCAAACCGGCGCGGTGGTTGTAGTGGTGCGCCAGGCTGAAGAAGATGTAGAGGCGGACCAGATTGCGGAAGTGATCGGCGGTATCGATAACGAAACCGGCAGCTATTCCGGCATTAAGGCGCTGTTGGCGGCGGAATCCCTGGTTGGGGTTAAGCCTCGTTTATTGATTGCGCCGCAATTTTCCCAGCTGCCCGCAGTAGGTGCCGCGCTGGAATCCACAGCTAAGAAGATGAACGCCATCCCGATTATTGACGGCGATGAGTCCGGTTATAGCCCGGTCATTGCGGCCTGTGCGACCTACCAGGAAGCCTACTTTGTGAATGGTGGCGCGCGTCTGTTTGATGTTGATCAGGCGGCAGAGGTCGGGCGTTATGCGTCGGCCACGGTGGCGGGTCATATCGTCCGCGTGGACAACGAGGAAGGCTACTGGCACAGCCCCTCTAACCGCAAGGTATACGAGATCCTGGGCAGCCGTGAAATCATCGATTTTGCGGTGGGCAGCAAGACCTGCAAAGCCAACCTGTACAACAGTGAAAACGTCTCGTGCCTGGTGCGCAAGCAAGGCGGTTTGTATCTGCGCGGTAACCGCCTGGCGAATGGCGTCATGTTGCCACACCAGCGCATTCGTTACCTGGTCGGCGACTCCATCATGCAAGCCCATGAGGAGTACGTGGACGGCAATGTAACTAAGGGTTATGTCGAGTTTGTCACCGACCGGGTAAACAAGCTGCTGCGCCGCCTCACGTTGCGCGGTGTGATCAGCGGTGGCAAGTGCTGGGTTGATAAAGAGCTGAATATCTCAGCGATTGGCACCAGCCAGGTGTTTTGGGATTACGACCTGGGATTCTATGACGTCGCTGAGCGCATGACATTCCGCCAGCACGTTACGGACAGCTATAACCAAGCCATTTTCGAGTAAACGGGGTAAGGCATGAGCGCAAAACTACCTTCGGTATTGGAAGATACCAATATCTTTTTTAAAGACGAATCGTGGGCGGGCCTGGCGAATGAAGCCACGCTGCCAAAGATTGCCGTAAAAATGGCGGATCAGGTGCTGGCCGGTGTGGCGGGCACGATTGAACGCGACCTGGGCAAGCTGGAGAAGATGGAGGCGGGCGTGGTCGTCTCTGATATGTCCGCCAAGGTGATCGATCTGATCGGCTCCCAGGACAGCCGCGACGAAGTGCTGACCTTTCGCGGCGCGGTCAATGCGGACGATGCGAATCGCGCGGTTGTTGTGAAGATGCAAGGCTTCTGGAAAGAGGTGGAGTTTAACGCCTGGAAGCCGGAAGAGATGATGTCCAGCAAGTTTGCGATTGCCCTGGAGTTCTTCGAACTGTCGGTTGATGGTGTCGAGGTGATCTATGTCGACAAGCTGGCGAACATTTTCCGGGTGAACGGCAAAGACCGCAACCAGTGGAAACGCGAAGCCCTGGCGCAGTAATGCGCCGGGATTTGGCTTAAAGAATTGACGAATTAACGAATTATGGAAGGTCTGCATGTCTGCTAAAGTGCTGTTAACGTCCCCGCTGGTCCGGGGTGAAATGGAAGTGTCTGAAATCGAACTGCGCGAGCCGAAAGCGGGTGAGCTGCGCGGCCTGAACAACATGGATGTGTTGCAAATGTCGGTGACTGCCCACCGCACGTTGATCCCGCGCATTTCCAGTGTCACCGCGAATGAGTTCGACCAGCTGGCCCCGGCGGATCTGATCCAGCTGCAGCAGGCGGTTGTTTCTTTTTTCTTGCCTGGGGATCAATAAAGCTCCCCGCCGATGTGATGGAAATGGAGGCGGG